CCCAGCGGCATAACTTGCTCAAATCTATAGAAAGAAGATGTGCTAAGTGAAAATATTTCAGTTAATTTATATTTTCTTGTTTCCGGCGGGATGAATCGTAGCCATAGATAAGATTCTCCATCATAATATGGAGGCGTATACCCTGGATATAAGCCATTGTGTGAGGTTGTAGAGCCAGAATGTCCTTGACATGGAAAACCGAACGCTGATGGTCTGCTATACATGCAAATGTTTTCTTTTTCAAAATATTTAGGATCATTAAGATCTGGTGAGCCTGCAACCGGGGTCAGGGCATCTGCTGCTAATGTTCCGTGGCGTCCTAATATTGGACCTCGCCATCTTTGCGGGGTTGCATACCCTGCCCAAGATCCAGTAATTTGTTGGCCAACAACCATTCGTAATGCGTCGGGAGTTCCTTTAAATGTTTTTCCAAGCCTAATCATCATTTCATAACTTGTGCCCGCCTCGGCTCGCTTAAATTGACTTTCTGGTAATGAATATAATGATGTTAATCTTCCCCCGTCAAGGAAAAATTCGGGTACGGCAGCTAAGAAATTATGCATCGCATATTTATAAAGCTTGTCACCTTCGCCATTCCAAGATGCTGTTGCATTTAAGGAACAGCTAGGATGTGGATCATTATCAACCAAGCTAAGACCCATTATTTTTTCTGGTTCAATTAGCGTGTCGAATGGAAGCCTTAAATCAAATCCATCATTTTGTATTAGGTACATAGGATCCGTTTTTTCCTTAGACCATTGCCCCGGTGAGGTGTCCTCATCTACTACTTTAGTGGTAATTAATCCGGGGGAAGCTCCTGTTCTCCCAGAACCACTAACTATAATTATTGGCCAATCAACAGCCATTCCTGATTTGATAGAATTCATCATAAGCCCAGGGGCAAAAAATGGCTGCAAGAATGGTCGCCAACCGGCTAGTCTTTGAATAGATCCGCCGTCGCCGTCGCCTGAGCGAGTCACGTTTGTGGCGGTCACGCTTCTGTTGGTTGATGAGCCGGTTATCTTCACAAACGGTCCATATGATTTTGAGAAGAATGTCGCAAGCTCTTTAATTCTATATGCTGGATAAAATAATTCATATGGTAAGAATTTCATCATTCCCCTGCACGTCATAGTTAATATTTTGGGCACTGCATCAATACCAACATTAGTATTCGTGTAATCTTGCTCAATCATATTGAAGTATTTCAAAAATTCTGAATGAGTATAGATTTTATAAAAGCTGCTATCGCCAGAAGATTCTGCTAACTCGCTATCCACTGCCGCCCCTTGCAATTGCAGAAAATCATCTTTATCTGCTAGAAAATCTCCATTGGCGGCACCATCTGCACCTATATAAAACTCCATCAATGCGCTAATTCTAAATTCTGGTACCACTGAATATTCTTTTCCTATTGTTCTCAGATTGGCAACAAAATCTGCATAACTATTATAAAATGGGGTTTTGCCTCTCTGATCTCCAGCTTCCCAAAGAGCCTCGCCAAAGAAATTACCTGAAAGTTGTACTCCCGTATCTGTAGGCACCCCATCGTGCAAATCTTGTCCATTTGGAGACATTAACGATGATGCCGTTGTTATCGTGTGTTTTAATGCGTAAAGTGGTGCTGCTTGACATTGTACTGTCGTGCCATCGTGAACATGTGTGTGTGTATTTTGAAATTCTCCGGTTGCCGCTGTGGTGCTGGATGTAAGACCAGCAATATATGTGCCACCACGGCTTCCCGTCGCAGCAGTTCCTGACGCGAATGTTCTTCTAGCGTCAAGAACCCACATACTTCCTGTATGGATATCAAATCCCTGTGAGCATCTTAATAGATCTACATCACGACTATTGCTTCCGGTTCTCTTGTTTCTCCAAAAATCAGGAGTAAAGGCCGGTCTTCCTCGGATGGTACCGGAAAATGTATTAGTAATTTTGGGATAAATGACTTGACAATATTTAATACTAACTAACTGTTCTGGCAAATCTGAGTCAGCGCCTCCAACTTCTTGCGGCTCTGTGAATTGCATTGTTAGATCTTCATAAATTTGTCTACTATTATTTGTTATTGCCAATTTATCATTAAGCTGGTTGTGGTTAAACATATGTAAATTGTTTCCATACGTGTGTATAGCGGCTTGCAATGTTAAACCATATGCTCTTTGATCTGCAGTAGATGGGTTAAAAAGATGAATAATTGGTTTATGGGATATAACAAGTGGCGGCTCATAATATTTTCTTTTTACATAATCACTTGTGCCGCGAGTAGGGTTGATTTCATCTGGCCAGCTATATGCCGGACCTCTAAGTTTAGTAGATTCATCAATAATTGATAGCTGATTTTCTTTTCGTAATATTCTGGCAATTTTATGCTCACCAGTCCGAACTTGTTTCCAAGAAGGATGTTGATAAGGTCCATTCCGATTAAGCATTAATATATTAAATGCGTGACCTCTGGGATTATGAGGTTTTCCTAGCGAGGCGGTGTGTGCTGCGGGAGTAAGGTTACCAAATGCTGTGTTTTCATACTTTTCATTTGGTAGGTTACCGGCAGTAGTTCCAGTAATAATATTTAGTAAATTGTTGGTAAGGTCTATGGATTGAGATATTAATATATTTAATCCCACAAAATCGCCATAAATTAAATTGCTAGGATCTACCGATGCTGATATAGAAATTTCACTAGCGGTTATAAATGTAATTGCAGATTCATAGCCCGCAGATTGTGTTAATAACCCATTGGCGGGGGCATGCCCAAAAAGCAAATGATTGGTTAATCTATTTGCCGATGCGGTTATCCAAGCATATCCGAAATCACTAGCCGGTATGGGTCGCTGTACAAACGCATTATCTTTTACTGTACCAGTGTTTATTTGATATGCTTTGTCTTCCAGCGTGTTATAAGCTATACCGCTGTTGTCGAGCGCTGCCGGTGCCAAATCGATTTCTAATTTTTTAGATGGGTTGCGATTAACTTTGTGAAATGATGCGCTAGTAACATATTCTAATTCACTAATATTTGCGCCATAAGTCGGGTCAGAGCCAAATCGACCACAGTGAAGACGCATCAGTAAGTTTAATCCACGGGCATGACCTGTGTGATCGTTAACTCTAAGCGTCTTAATGCCATTGGTTGTTATTTCTCCACTGCCGCTTCCTAAGATTGACAGGTTTCTATATGGTAGCGCATTGTGAACAGAATATTCCTCTGCTATTCTGTCCAAATATCCTCTACTATTAACTTCTGGACCTCCCGGTGCTGAGAACCTGCTTGCCATGACAGCTTCGTTTCTTCCTCGATCTGGAAGTTTAAACTGTGTTGTGGTGTCATCTAGCGGCTCTCCTGGCTTTCTAACTCTATTTCCTTGAGCATGCTCTACAGATGATCGGGTATTTGGATCTCCTGTAATAAATATATTGCCTGATGGGTTGGGCTCTACGCCTATTAAACTGTGAATATGTGTTGTTCCTCCAAGTCCGTCTCGGGTTTTAAAATACGTTGGCCAGGGAACACCATTAGCAGTATCAAATGGTGCGCTGGCACTATCTGCATTGTCTCGCCACCATCGATTATTAGCTGTACGTCCATTAGCCTGGATTACTTGATATAATTTTTGGAAATTTCCAAGACTAGAATGCAAAGTTCCCGAAACATATCTTGTGTTAACTGGAGCGCTGCCTGATCCACCCTCGGTAGAGCCGGTTATCATGCGAATATTTTGTATATTAACTGGTCGCTTAGCGGTTCCATCCCTAAAATAAGTTGCACGTTTTTTATGAAAATCTGGATATGGACCACCATAATCTGCCCCAACAAATCCAATTGTTCCCGTTGCATAACCGGGAGTAGTATCTGAATCCCATACTAATAATCTCCAAGCTTCAGGTCGGGTATACATATCATCAGTTCTATTAGGAGTGTTCTTTATCGTACTGGCACTGGTATTTAATGAGATGTCATATGCATTGACATCAACATGCCGTGATTGATGCCCGCCTACATACCTTTCAGTAAATGGACCCTGCATTGGAACATCATTATCCGGTCCATAGGTATCGGAATGAATATTTGTAAGCAAGGTGCCAGATAGAAAATGATTAACTAATCCTCTTTGGTATCCGGTACTAATTTGTACAGATGAGCTATAAATATTGAAAGGAGTATATATTTCGCCTTTAATACATGATTCATATCCTAAATTATAATCACGCCCGCTTTGTGCTTTAAAAGCATATTTTCGTTTTTTAAGCTCCCATGGCGTTGCTCTAGTTGCATCCAATTCATATTCATCATCTCTAGAATCTATTAATTCTAAGTCTTCAGCGCGTATAACTAAAATATTTCTTGGCACGCCGAGATCAGAAGTGGGACCATGGATTTGTAAAGCATTGTGAGCAAGATCCCTGCGTTTGCTGGGTCCGTAGTTGATGCCTCCATGGATTACCATCCCACTACCCTTTCTTTGATCATTTTCAATTTTAAATCTATACGGTCTTGCCAGTCTTCTTCTGGCATATGTTGAGACTTGATATCGTGTTCTTGCGGCTGGAGAGCTTCCACTAGTTGATAGTATGGCAGCGCTGGCTGAGTGGATAGTGGTTATAACGGTTTTTACGCCACCCCTTTGGCTATCAATGGTGTCATCGCCAGATGTAATAGTGGCACCATCTCTTTCTGCCCTGTCTCGCCACCAAAGAGCATTAAATTTATCAATTGAAGTTATAGTATATACGGAAGATGAACCGCTAATTACGCCAGTTCTTCCATTATTGGTGGCATCATATATACGACTACTAGTATCACTGGGATGATCTCCCATTCTATAATATGCGGCTAGCGAAGATGCCGATGAATGATTTCTGATATCTGGGGGAGTCCAAACGAGTGTATCGCCGCTGTGGATTTCTCCTACTTCGGCTGAGGTCAGGGCGTGTTTAAATATTGCAACTTCGTCTATAAAGCCATTAAAAGCACGATCTGCGTCTGCTCTATTACCGACATATAAATCATCGCTGCTTGCAACGCCAAAATAAGCACCTGCTGGGGCTGTATTTTCAGTTGGTGTATATGAAATTCCATTGACATACAATACCGGATCATCGTCGGTGCCCTCTGCATTATAAGATAATGCTACGTGACTCCAGGCGTTGAGCGGTATGTTGGAATCAAATGTCCATATAGCTTGTCCATTATTACCAGTACCTCCAGTATTGGTCCATTTGGCTTCAAATTTTAAGTCTCCAGTTTTATTAGCAAAATATAATCTAACATCCCCGGCAGAAAAATCAAATATTCTTCCATAGCCATAATCTTCATTAGGACCATAGCTTTTTGGGTGAATCCACGCACTAAGAGTAAAACCTTTCGTTTCTCCGGTTGAAGGGTTGTCACCTATGAGAGCATCCCAAGTTGATGTAGTGCCAATGTTAAGCTGTCCGTTAGAGCCGGAATCAATGGTCAAAGCATATAAATTGGTATTCTTATAGCCCGGTGCGTGTCCGTGTGTCCAATCATATAATAATTCATTAACCCCTAAAAGAGATCCTTCAGGATCTGATACTGCAAATTCTAGTGATGGGAATTTTGTCCAATATTTATTTCTCTCTAGTGCATGGCTTTCCACCATTGTGCGAATATGCTCTGTTACGTTGGCGGAGGCGGGAATAAGTTGCATTACCATCTTAGATAATGCGCTATCAATCCATTTGTAATATTCAATATATCTATCTAAATCTGGTGTGTTCTCAATTCTTTCGAAAAACAATTGTCTTAATTTTGATAAATCTTTATATTCTTGCCTATATCGATTAACAGGCTCGCCAATTAAATTATTATAATCAAGTATAGAAGCAAACATATTAATCATATCTTCTGAAATTGATTGGTACATGCTTTTTTCAAGTGCAAAATAATGATTAATTGGTCTATGTTCTCTTGTGAATGTAACATCGTCTTGACTTCTAATTTCAATCATATCAGTGCTACTAAGCACTTCTAATTGCCGTTGCTTTTCAGATTGCACAAACATCAAATCAACAGAACCAGTATCATTTGGCAGATAAAAGTCTCCTCTACCAGTATGTTGATTATCGATAATATTGCCAAGCCAATGATGTCGATTGGCTGCATGATTAGAAGAGCCTGATGATGCATCGGCTACCGCAAATTGTGCATCTTCTGTTGTTAAAGTTGTGCTTCTCACAGTGGAGCCTGTAACTTGTGCGAAATCCCAATGAAGTGCAAGCGTATCTATTCTTGGAATATACACACCCGATATTTGCTGCTCTAGTGCGTAGGCGTGTTTATATGGATCGCTTATACCAAAAGTGCTGGCATCTTTCGCATGTGCCTTAATGTCATCGTGACTTAAATTACTAAGCCAATATCTAACAGAACCAATTTTAGTATCTGCACGTTGTAATACGGAACCTGTAAAATTGGTTCTATGTGCCCCAATATATAATCTTTTATCTTGTCGTAAGAAATATTTTCCTGTTGGATTGGCTATATCTGTGCTAGCGCTGAATTCATTTACAACTTGGTCGGCTATCATATTGACGCCATATAGCTCAACTGTATAAGTTCCGCTAGCAGCCCCACTTACAGAGCTTGCAAAGCCGAATTTGGTAGGCTTTATTGTGACCGCTAAATTCCATTTATTGTCTTCATATACATCCGTATACACACTGCTTGATATTGCAGGAATTGGAAACGGATTAGAGGATGTTAAAACAAATTTTATATCATTTATATTGGAATCTGGTCTTACGGCAAAAACTTGCAAGTTGGCATAATCGTTGGTATTCCAGGTAAGTTCGGTTGCACTCGCTGTATTTGCTGTGTGTAAGCCAAACAATGATGATGACGCCGGGGGCATATTTAAGTAAAAATCGCTAGCGGCATCATCTCTTACTGGAAATATTACTTCACACTCAACCGTAATAGGGACATCATCCTCATATCCAAGATCTTTACTGCCGGAAATAAAGGATACAGAATTGCTACCGCTAGGATATTGATATACTGTAGCATTATTTCTAGGGGTCGCGTCCAAAGAAGAGGTGGGTGTCCATGCATCGAAAAAATTAGCGTACTTCTTCCTGGTGACTGTTGCTCTTGTATTCGGTTTTATTTCATATGTTATGTTGTTTGCATATAAATTGATTTTTAACAATTCATCATCAATTCCAAAACAACGTATCAGGTTTCTAAATGACTTTTCAGTTCCCTTGGTCTTGTAAATATGAACAAGATTGTTGTATATATTTCTATAAATTATGTTTTTAATGTTGTGAATTTTGGTATCAAAAACACTATTTTCATCTCTATCTAATAATTCCTCTAGCTCTCCAGCCTCTTCAAATAAATCCGGTGTTATAAAGCCGTAACTTCGCAACATAGTGCTGGTAAATGGATATGGTTTATCACTACCGCTAAAATATGTTGTATTTTGTAATTTTGGCAAGCTTTCAATTTGAAGATGTGCGGAATCAAAATAGCTTGACAATACTTGTGTTAGTTTTCTTATTGTAAATGCTTCGTTGTCACCATCTTCTTCAATGATCCAGTCCGGTAACGAATTATAGATGGCTGCACTGTTTCGATAATCATATAAAGAGCCGCTCGTTTTTAAATCTACTAAAAGATTTGCAACTGCATCATTTGACGAGTATATAATTGGATCTTTAAATTCTTTGGATGAAGCGCTCGCTTCTAATATTGCAGAGCCCGTGTGGCGCGAACCATCTTGATATCCCGTCCATGTGCCGTTTGAAATCCTACCGGAATAATCTAATACTTTCTTATCAATTGAAGATGTGCCAGTGTTTCCTTCGTTAAATTTATAATATACACCGAGTGTTGTGTTAGCCTCATCTGTATTGGTGCCGCCAAATACCTGTGAAAACCAATATCTTCCAATATCTTTAGATGTTCTTTTAACTTTCCAAAATCTAAATTCGTCGAGCGAACCTGAAAGTTTGCCCCAACCCTCTCCAACTCTGCCCGTAGCACCGGAAGGCGTAGAGCGTAATGCTCCAATATTTGCTATTAATGAGCCAGTAATTTCTCCAATTGAGGAATTGGTCGTGGTAACGGTTTGGTTTAAAGTGCCAGTTATATAAAATTTTGCAGTAATTGAATTACCATCATTGGCAAGAGATAGCGCATAATGTTTCCAACTGGATAAAGAAGCAGTTGTTATGCCGGATCCAATAGCTGTATCAAAAACGCCTGTGTTTCCCGACAGAATAGTAAATCTAAATGGTGATTCATCGGCTGTTGCGGTGCCGCTAAGTTCTAATCTTAATCGACCATATTCCTCGCTACCAGAAGTAGTAACGCCATTCCACAAATCAAATATAACTTCTCTTTCTGTTTTTGATGTAGAAAAGGCTGGTTTTTTGAGCCAAAATTCAATTGTGACTCCACCACTTAGTGCGGTTTTTAAATTGGATTCTCTGGTGCCCGAGCCTGAGATTAAGCTTGAATATACGTTTGATCCTGTTCTCTCGCTATATAATTGAGGAATCGTATTGTGATCTGTTCCTCCAACTTTGGCATGAGGACCACCTTTAATTTGTACATATTCATATGATGCGGTTGCTGTTGCTCCATATCCATTCGCGCTGTCAACTTGCGTTCCCCAGCCATCATATGCAAATTGAGCGTATCCGTGTCTTCTAGGGTATAATTTATCAAAAACATATCGATCTAAATATGAAGAACTGTTGTGCCATTGAAGCCTTTCTTTGGCTGAACCATCGTAGGGATATGCCCTATGTATTCTTGTGACAGCATCTTCATAATATTGCTCAGCAGAACCATATTTCGCAAAATTAGATGCGGTAGTGAAATCAATTGCTGGTATAAATTTATCCCTATCTTTAATATAGGCTTCAATATATTCTGGCGACTCTATGCCAAATTCTACCAATGTATCAAAACTGGCTGATGCAATCATCCCTGTTATGCCTTCAACTTGACTTGGGCGACTACCTTCAATAGTGGGTATATCTCGCACATTGCCAAATAGTTTTTTAATAGCCATGCTTTATACCGGCTCCACTCTAAATTTAAACGTTTCGTCTTGTTCTATAAAAGAACTTATAGCACCGTTATAAAGTGCAATTTTAATTGCATATGAATAATCAGGCTCTAGCAACGACATATCTAAATCAAAATAACTTCCTGATATATCGTAAGACAATAAAGTGTGATAAGTGCTTGATGTTCCATATGGAACTACGTTCATATTATCAGAAACTCTATATACTCTATACGAAGCGGATTCAACTAGAGATAGCTCTGGTTCATTTTTTGCCTTTGAATAAATGTTGGGGCTCCAATCTTTTAATCTCGTAGAGATTCTAAATCTGGCTGTTTCTGTGGAGTTGTATGATGACTTGAGATTAGAAACTGCCATGGCATATTTTGTTGTAGGATTCATGTTAGAACCCTGTAGTGTTTGTGGGGTGATGGTCCCTGTGTGATATTGTGTTGTTCCGCTATGCCAAACCTCAAATATATTTGTTAATTTGGTTGCCGCTGCAGTTAACGCAAAAGAAGCAGAATAAATACCCGTAGATACGTACCCGCCCGTTACAACATATGCGTTATCCGAAGTAACATGTGTGCCATCAGAGACTAGCACCAATCTAGAGCCAGAGGGCTCAGTATTATCCTTTGATCCTGAATATACACTCACGTAGACTAACCCGGTGCCAACTGAGGGGATATTTCTTAGTTGACCGCGAACATAATTATATAAATATACGGTATTTAAATTGTCTTCGGAGTTTGCCAAAGAGCTACTATAATATAAATTTCCCCTATCGTCTTGCCTAGACGAATTCCACCTTGCCTCAAGTACAGGTTTTTTGAAGAAAAATTCGGTTCCCCTTGCAGAAAATTTCTTTGTATATGATGAAGATAAGGCGCTTTCTGCGGTGCCAGATAATTTTATACCAAAGCCATAATTTTGTTTAGCATATGCGCCGTCTGTTTGAGCGGCTGTTAGTGCTGCTCCCGACAACCACTGTTCTACCAAATCAGTGATGTTCACTTCTATATCTTCTGTGCCATTGTCAAATGAGGCGGTGAATACTGGCTCGGTGTGATAGTCTCCGCCTTGGGCGGTCCAATTGGTAACTCCACTAGATGCACTTGCGGCAGAAATCCAATTTGCGCTTCCGCTATTAGAATAGCTATCCATATCCATTCCGCTTCCTTCATCCCATGATTTAGATATAGCCGAAATTGCTAAATTATATCCGCGTGGAAGCGTAAATGGATGTTCAACATTAAACATTTTTAGATAAAAATCTACATTACCGCTTACGGGTATATCTCCACTATTTCTACTGCTTGAAACATTGGAAATAGGAAATTTAATTAATATACGTGCATTTTCACTAGAACCAGAGTCTTGTTGTCCGTAAATATGAAACACTTCTAAAGAATCAGCCAATCCCATATTAGAGCCTGTGGCTCTGGTGCGCATATTCTGCTTATATGCATTAGTAATTGTTGTATCTGCGTCTGCCACCCATCTTTTAATTGCCATTATGTGACTGTTCCCTTAATATCAGCAGTTGGAAATTTAATTTCAAAAACTACGTTCTCTGGAGCTAATAGTTGCCTTCCTTGAGGTGTTAGGTTTGCCGTTACGTTAAATCGATTACTAGCATATTCTCCACCAGATTTTTTATAAACTTTTACGTTTAGAGTGTCGGCTACTCCAGCTACTTGATTTAATATTCTGTATATAGCGGCTATGGAAAATGGCTCACTTATATCATAATGGCTACTATAACTTTGTCTTAATGCTCTAAGAGCGCCATTTAATACTTCAAATTTATTAGCCTCTTGTGCTGTTAAAATTTCAAAATCAATTCCTAAATTGACTATTTTAGCATCTAATATATCTACAGTATCGTTTATCATTTTATATCGATTAAGCCAAGTTTTTATATTTTCCTTTATTACACTATTTGTTGGAATTAAGGTGCCATCTACATTTTCCGATATTATGTACATATTCAAATTTCTTTTAAATGAATCTGGATCTTGAACGATGTGACATCTTTTAATTGCTCCAAACTCTCCAGGCATTGAGTAAATCATAGCCTTGTAGTCGCTTTGCGTTACTGCTCGATTTTGTGTCGCAAATACATCAGTAATTCTTCTTTTTAGTTCTGTTGTGTTCGGTAATGATATATCGCCTGTTATTGGTTCTTCGTTTGTAACTTCCAATGAAGACATGACAAAGTTTTTTAATTCTGTGGTTAAACTTGTTGTATTTTTAAATCTAAATGTTGGGTTCACTACTCTAGTGACCGAATTTGCGGATGCATTGACGCCATCAGAGGTGTTGACACGATAAATAACGGTCAATGATGTGTTGGCGGGTGCGATGCCAAATTTATCTGTTTTGGTTAAATTGCCCGGATCTACAGATACATCAGTAATATAAGATTTGCCGTGTCTTTGCAAAACTAAATCTGCTGGGTCTGCGATAGATGCATTTTTCATCTCGCTATCAGAACCATAGCCAAATTGAAGAAACGTTTTGCCTCTCTCGCGTTCGACTACAAATCTTCTAGCAACTATAACTGGTTTTAAAATATTTGGAGTATTATGTTCTGTATCAGAGGTGTTTGGTATTTTGGCATAAACTGTATTTTGAGATAAGTAATCTACTTCGTAATATGGGTGCCCCTCTGCATCAATTACTGATACTATTTCTGAAGTATTTCTTCCGGGGAGTTCGAATCTGAGAAATTTTTGAAAATTGCCCGCTGTAAATTTTTTAACTTTCAAGTCGCCCGACATTACCCTTCCTTCTGTTTTTATAGCATAAGAGGTTGGAATACCAGTCGTTGAGTTGGCATTTGCAACTACAACTTCATTGTTTGTGTTAGCAAAGTCTATATCTTCAGCTAATGTAAACATGTTGCCATTTTTAGTTTCAAAAGTAGAACCTTTTTTCAAAACTGGTAAATATGAAGTATTTGGTCCCAAGCCCAAATCAGCGGCTGGCACTAGAATATAGCATGTGACGGTACCATGCGAAGATGGCGCGGCTCTAAATTTATATCCAAATTGCTTGCCTAACCGAATTACATTATTATATTCAACTGCGCTATCTAAAAAACACTCATTTGCTTGGTAGTCTAAATAAAATGATAATATATCACCTATATAGGCTACTGTGTCAACCATTAACGCCCCAAATGATGCCTCACTAAAATCTTGGAAAGTATCAGGGTAATATCTTTTTGCATATTCAACTAAATCATGTTTGATGGAGTTGAAGTCTCTGCTTGTATATTTAATTGCTAAATTCTTTCTATCGTTTGCCATTGTCAACCACCTCAACTATAATTACTCATTTAAGTAATTTTATACTTGAATTAATTGCTCTTATTGATTAAAGATCACCAATATTAACAGTTAATACATCTTTTAAATTGCCTAAAGGCTCAATTCGATATCTAATTGAAACGCTTAAAAAATTATTAGATATTGTAGGATCTGTATTTGATGATTGTATATCAATTATTTCTAAGTTTATATATGGCAGATAGCGACGAACTTGAGTTCTAATCTCTGTTTGTATTATGTTGCTATTCGCTTGGGTATTTAATTCAAATAAATATCTTTTTAAGCCAACACCAAACTTTGGCATCATCATTCGTTCGCCAGGAATTGTTAATAATAACATTTTAAAATTTTG